CAGGAAAGCAGATGGCTGAGGAGATACGCATGTGGCGTAGGGCCAACCTGTTCGACGATGGGAAGGAAATCGGCGCCATTCTCTACCTTCTAAACAACTTCCACAAGAGGAGTGAGAGATAAATATACAAATTCCAGTGACTACGCCTCGCCCCTATCAAATGGGGTTCTGGAGGGCCATGGACTTAGGCGCTAGGTATGCTGTCATTAGCTGGCATCGACGCGCCGGTAAAGACCTCACATGCTTCTCCTACATGGTACGGCAGGCTCTGATGGAGGTTGGAACCTACTACTACTGCTTCCCAACACTGGAAGACGGTAAAGAGATTTTATGGGACTCCATCACCACCATTGATGGTAAGAGTGGGCCTTTAGTGGACTTACTATGCCCCTCCTCCATTGTGAAGCGTAAGAACAACTCCGACCACTTTATAGAGCTTGTTAACGGCTCCATCATCCGTATGAAGGGGACTGACAGCGGTAAGGTGGTGGGTAATGATGGCAAAGGCTTTGTGTTCTCTGAGTGGCAGAACCAGAAGCCAGAGATGTTTGACTACATCCGCCCTATTTTGAGACAGAACAACGGTTGGGCCATCTTTAACGGCACAATGAGGGGTAAGGAGAACCACCTATACAAAGACATTATAAGAAACAACGGTGTTCATGGCTGGTTTAGTGAGTGGTTACGGCCCGAGAACACGAAGCAGTATTACTGGGTGACGCCTGACGACTATCCAGAGGATGATAAGATCTGTGTGAACCCTGAGCTTGCTGGACAAACCAACCCCGACACAGGCAGTTTGTACGATAACATTCAGTGGCAGGTTGATAGTGGGGCGTCCTTAGCTAAAACTAAGCAAGAGTTCTTAAATGAGGCTATTGCAACGGTTGAGAGCAGTTATTACGACAGAAGCATGTTCACCGCACGCAAAGAGAAGCGTATTGGACACTTCAAAGTCACCAAAGATGCCCCTACATGGACGTTCTGGGACTTGGGAGGAGCTAGTAAAGAGAGTGATGCGACGGCCATTGTGTTTGCACAGCAACAACGTGTAGGCACGACAGACATTTGGAAGATTGTGGACTATTACGAGAACACAGGTCATCAGATTGAGCACTATCAGGGCATTTTGCAGAGCCGTGGTTACAAATATGCAGGTCATTATGCTCCACATGATGCTAAAAAGAAGATGTTATTTGGTGACCTCATCTCCAAAGCTCGTGAAGTGGGGATACAGTTTGAAAGAGTGCCTAAGACTGACAGTGTTATAGCTGATATTGAGATTTGCAGGCAACGCTGGGAGGATGTTTACATCTATGAGCCCAATTGTGAGGTGTTGATTACGCATTTAGAGAACTATCACGAAGGTAATACGGGTAAACCGTGCCATTCAAAGACGTGTAAGGTGTGTGGAGTCGCATCTCATGGTGCTGACGCCTTTAGAACGATGATTATGGGAGACTATTTAAGCCTTGTCCGCAACTATTTGCGTGGTGAGGAGATGGATGATGTCTATTTACCCGAACAAGTGGGTGATGCAGACGAGTATACAGATAACAATTGGAGTTGGTAATGGAAGAAATGGTAGAGATTGAGAAGGAAGGCTTGAGGGAGCTAGTGATTGCGGGGCAAAACCTACGTGAGATGTGTGAGAGGCTATCCAAGGAGCGTGACGAGCTGTTAAAAGACCTCACACTGACCAAGGCACAGCTTGACGAGGCATGGGGGCAGATCAAATGACCCCCGTTGAGCAGGCTAGAGAGCTGTTTGGAGACGTATTCCATGAGCTTTGCGACTACTACATGGACAGGGGCTACCTCTACGCAGGGCCAGACGCCTTTGCTATGGCTATCCCTCACCGCAAGGGCTTGCTGATCTCAACTGAGGGAGAAAATAAGGTTGACAAATGCGACTGTTGGCTAATACAGTACGTCGCAGGTGATTTGGGGAGGCTTTTACAGCTCCTCGATGACCTAACTTTCAAGCCTGAATGGATAGTGTTTGAAAGAGATGATGAAGACATCAGGTATTCAGAGCAGAACAAATACAAAGCATATAATTTAAAACGATTAACGGAGAAGTTACATGGGAAAAGGTAAAGCACCTAAAGCACCACCACCTCCAGCACCCCCCGCAGAGCCAGTAGAGGCTAGAGGGCAAGCTGACATCGGACAAGAGACACGCAAGCGTCAGCAGGGAGCCAAGAAGTCATGGATTACTCGTGGCCAAACTCTCGGTGGCGGAACCAACCTTAAACAAGGGTAGGCATTTATGGAGCCACAAGATTTACTAAAGCTATACAGCTCCGCTAAAGAGAGCAGTGAACGAAATCAATTTGAATCATTGTGGCAAGACGCTACAGAATGGTGCAATCCAAAGGCTGACTCCATCCAGAAGAAGCATATTGCCGGAGAGCGTAAGTCTGAGCGTCGTCTAATTGATGTTGGTATCAAGGCTCGTCGTATGTTTACGGCTGGTATGATGTCTCACCTCTTCCCTACAGGACAGAATTGGTTGCGTGTTGTAACAGAGGATATGTCCACAGATGCGGTGAAGGCGGCTCTTAACAGCGCCTCTCAAACCTTCATTGACGAGCTTAACGCCTCCAACTTCTATTTAGAGATTGGTCAGTGCATGGGTAACTTCGGAGACATTGGCAACGCCTGCTTGTACACAGAGATGTATAAAGGTGACCTCAACTTCCGCTCCCACTACATTGACTCCTTCTACATCAAGGAAAACTACCGTGAAGAGATTGATACGGTGTTTCGCTCCTTCGACCTAACCGCACGACAAGCTCAACAGCAGTTTGGTGAGGACTTGCCAGATCAGGTGCGAGCTTACATTGATGTTAAGTCTGACAGAGAGCGTGAGTTCAACTTCGTCCACATCACCATGCCCCGTGCAGACGCTAAGGCTGGAACGGTGGATAAGAAGAAGAAGCCTGTCGCCTCCTACTACGTATGTGAACAGGATCAGGAATGGGTGATTGAGAGCGGGTTTGATGAGATGCCTTACAGTGTAGGGCGCTTCTACAAAACCAACTACGAGGTGTATGGACGCTCCCCAGCTATCGAGGTATCACAGACCCTCCCTATGATTAATAGCATGGAGATTACACGTATCCGCTCTGCTGAACGTGTCTCTAACCCACCTTGGTTAGCGCCTAACGACGGCTCGACCAGACGCATTTCCAATGATCAGGGCTCTATCATCTACTGGAACCCTAACAACCCTTCGAGCAAGCCTGAACAGCTCATAGCGCAGGATAACGTCATCGTTAATGACGAGGCTATCATGCGTAAGGAACAGGAAGTCTTAGACGCCTTCTATGTACCGCTATTCAATCCGTTAGACGGTGTGAAGAACATCAGCTCTGCTACGGAGAGTAGCCAGCGCATTGACCTGAGTATGCAGTTTCTAACCCCTGCTGTTAGCCGTATTGAACGTGAGATGGTGAAGCCTGTATTGAACAGAGCCTTTGCTCTCATGCAACGTGCAGGTAAGTTTCCAGAGTTGGACATTCCAGAGCTTTCAGAGGTTAACATTGACTTTGAGCTAGTTGGAAAGGCCAACCTCGCCACCAGACAGATCGAGCTGTACGGCACAATGACCGCACTAGAGCAGATTGGTTTGGTTGGACAAGTTAAGCCTGAAGTCTGGGACAACATTGACGCTGATGCGTTTGCCTCGTTTGCAATGGAAGTTAACATGGCTCCATTCGCTATGAAGGTGCATGACAAGCAGGTCAAGCAGATCCGTGACCAGAGAGCCGCACAGCTTAAAGCAGAGCAAGACGGACAGCAGGCTACAATGGCCGCTGAAGCATATTCTAAATCTAGTAAAGTTGCGGAAGAGGGAAGCCCAGCCGCAGAAGTACAAGCACAGGCGCAAGCCTAACATAACAAGTCGAGAGGAGACTTAGTATGGACGTAGTAGATCAAGTGGTGTACCGATTTGAGGATACACAAGACCCAGAGACCGTGCGGAGGGCTTACTGCTCTCTGTTCGACTCAGACTCCCCTGAGGCCCGCATCGTGCTCAAACACCTTGTAGGGTACTGCCGTTGGGAAGATGAGAGTGAGTATACAGACCCAGTGTTAAACGCTAAGTTTGATTGCTTGAGAGGCATCATCCGCAACATTAAGAAGCAGATAAATATGAAGCCAGTAGATATGGCAGAAGGAGAGTATTAGTATGAGCGAAGAAGCAGTAGTAGAGGCAACTGACGTTGCTGTAGAGACAGAGGTCACAACTGACGTTGTAGCTGACGTTGCAACAGAAGCACCAGTAGCAACAGAGGCTGTGTCAGAGGACTTAGCGTTCTCAGACCAGTTCATTTCAAAGATTGAGAGTGATGAGCTTAAAGGTCACAAGACCCTTGGACGACTTCAAGGTAAGAGTGCTGATGAGCTGGCTCAATACATTACCGAGCTACAGGCTTGGAACGGTAAGAAGGGTGATATTCCGGCTAAGGATGCTCCGCAGGAAGAGATTGATGCTTTCCAGATTAAGATGGGGCGTCCTGAGAATATTGAGGGCTATGACTTTAACATTGGTGAAGAGTTTAGTGAGCTTGTTGGAACTGAACAGCTCCCCTACTACCAAAGCAAGATTGATGGATTTAAGGAACAGGCTTTAAAAGAAGGCATGTCAGCAGACTCCGCCGCAAACATGATGGAATGGTATTTTGACCAAGTGGCAGGAGACGTGACAGGTGTATCAGATATTGCAACGAAGAACTCAGAAGCTAACCAAGCCACCATTGATAAAGAGTGGGGTGATGGTAAGGCATCTATGGAAGGTGCAATCAATGCCATGCTCACTAAGGCTGGTGCGGACGTTGATAGTCTTAAAGCTTCTGGAGCTCTCTCAGACCCTGCAATCGCCATTCCTCTTGGTAAGATTGCAAGTGATCTGGCTGATGACCCAGAGATTGGCCATCACATGACACGTTCTCTCACAGGCTTGCAAGACCAGCTAGGCGAGGTAACGGCTCAATATAAAGAGTATATTGCCAATGGAGAGGCTGTGCCTGCTCACATCAAAGCTAAGCGCATGTCTCTGATGGAGAAGTTAGGTGATGACATTTAGAACTTGACGCTTGCCTCGTGATGAGGTAAGAGTATTTTCAGAGACGTGAGGACAACCTTGCTTGCAAGCCCTCGCTGTCTCTGAGGTCACACCAGACCTAAATAGGTAGGAATTGGCCCCTCTCTTGAGGATAACCCAGCCGAACATCAGCGAAACGCCAAGTGGTGTTTCATGTTTACTGGAAGCTTACTCAAGGAGAAATAAAATGGCTTCAACAACTATTAGCACAGCATTCGTAAAGCAATATAGCAACACGCTAGACATGCTTTTGGAACTCAAGGGTGGACAATTCGAAGGCAAAGCCTTAGTCGACTCAATCACCGGTGAAGAAAAGTACTATGATCAGCTCGGAAGCGTTTTCGCTAACGAAGTGATTGACCGTTACGGCGATTCACCAGAAAATGACATCTCACATGAACGTCGTCGTGTAATTGCTACACCATACGATGTTGGTCTGATGCTCGACCGTTTTGATAAAGTACAGATGCTTGTCGATCCTGAGTCGGAATATGTACAACGCATGGCTTCTGCCCTTCAGCGTAAGAAAACCGTCGAGTTCTTCAAAGGAACCCTTGGTACTGCTTTCTCTGGAAAAGGTGGCGGAACCTCTAACGAAATCGACTTCACATATGCTGTTGCATCTGATGTCGGTTCGACTGGCGCTACAGGAATGAACGTTTCTAAGCTTCGTGCCGCTCGTCAGCTCCTCTTGGAAGCTAACGTTGACCTCGATGATCCGATGAACAAGGCTTACATTGCAATGGGGCCACAAGAACAGATGGAGCTTTTGGCTTCTACTGAAGTTACCTCGTCAGACTACAACACCGTTAAGGCGTTGGTTAACGGCGAAGTGAACAGTTTCATGGGCTTCGAGTTCGTGTTTAGTAACATGATCCCATACCTCAACACCGCTGGTACTGGCTATAGCTTGGACTGGGACGCTCAGGACAACCCTGTTGACACCGACCTTACTGACGTTGTTGGATGTTTCGCTTGGGTTAAGAGTGCTGTTCGTTGCGTAACCAACCCTGACCTCTCCACTGACATCGAACGTCGTGGTGACAAGCGTTTCAACTGGTATGCTTATAGTTGCGTGCGTAACGGGTCTGTTCGTATGGAAGACCGCAAGGTAATCCCAATCGCTTGTGACCGTTCACCTGCTTAATCAACCTAACTAGGAGTATATATTATGGCTTTATTTAAAAGCACAGAAATCACCGATAAAGAGGCTTCCTCTGGTGAGAAGTACAACAACCTGAGCCACGCTAAGACAGCAACGTTCAACCTAACCACTACGACTGAAGCCGCGGCTGATAATGCGGAGTTGGTGCAGTTGCCTGCTGGATCAAGCGTCATCGGGTATTCAATCACAGACACTGGTTCTGGTTTCACGGACATCGACCTCGGCATTACCGCTGGTGGTGTTGAGATTGCAACCGGACTGAACATCACTGCTACGACTGTTAGCGGGGGCCTTGCTCCTGTTGCTGTTGGCGCTGATGGACTTGTCTATCTAGGGTTTGATGCTGGGACGGTTGTTGCCGCTAAGCTCATCTCTGGTGTTATTGAGTACATCTAAATCATATCTGGGGCATCTGGGTTCCTCTCGCCCAGTGTAAGTCCCCACCTTTTCAGGAGAGCCTATGGCACTAAGTAAAACAGACATTTGTAACCACGCCCTCCTAAAAGTTGGAGCTGATATTGTTGCGTCCTTAGACGTAGACATTAACAGCACTGAGGGAACTGTTGAAACAGCCTTGCTATGCAACGTGCTATTCGACCAATCTTTAGACGAGCTTCTACGGCTCTATCAGTGGAACTGCTGTACAAAGCGGGCCACACCCAACAAGCTCACCTCTGTTCCTGACTGGAAATATGCAGGTGAATTTGAGCTTCCTAACGACTACATCAGACTTCTCACCATTACCGATGATGTAAACTTCCAATCTGACGACATTGAATGGGTGGTTGAGGGAGGCAAAATCTTGTGTGACTATGCCCAGATCTACATCCGTTACATAGCACGTCCTGAAAACGTCGGAAACCTTGACCCTTTAGCTTCGAAGGCTCTTATATGCCTCTTAGCATCAAAACTAGCTGTACCGCTTCAGCAGGACGACAACCTAGCTCAACGCTTGACTAACGAGCTGTACCAAGTGATACTCCCCGAAGCAAGAAGCATTGACACATTTGAGAACTATGATCTACAGCTCCCAGAGAGTCAGTGGATTACGGCTCGCAGATACACATATAACTAACCGAGAGAGAGAGTATGAACTTAAAACAATACGCCGAACTAAACGAAATCACCCTAGCTGACGCCAAGAAGCGCACAGGGCTTACGCATTGGGCTCAGGCTGTCCCTGACGCCCCAGCCATGCTAGTCGAGGAGCAGGATAAAGAGATTGACGCTCTATCCTCAGTTGAGGCTTCAGTAGTGGAAGAGGTCAAAGAGGTCGTTACCTCCGCCAAAGACCTGCTTAAAGAGTCTCAGGACGTTATGAAGGTTTTGATGAGAGACAGCATGACTGCTGAGAACGCCCTCATTGGAATCAAGATGATTGGCGAGAAATCTAAATACTATCCGTTTATCAAGGTATTGCAAACATTGGTAGACTAAGGAACACAGCTTTATGGCAACTAATTACCTATCATCCTTCAACTCAGGCGAGCTATCCGAAAAAATGAACGGCCGCACTGGTCTGGAGCTTTACCGTAATGGTTGCCGCCTACTAGAAAACTTCTATGCTCTTCCCCAAGGCGGGGTGGAGCGTAGGACTGGAACTAAATACTTAGCCCAGACTAAAAACAACACAGCGGTACGGCTTGTTCCTTTCAAGTTCTCGTCGGATCAGAGCTATGCCCTAGAGTTTGGGGAGGCCTACTGTCGAGCTTACGAGTCAGACGGAACAGCAACAGACGTAACTGGTACCATACCATACGCGCTTGCTAACGTCCGACAGCTACAGTTTGCACAGAGATATGACCTCATGTTCCTTGT